AACCGGTTTGTTATCTGGCCCCAAAATAGGAACGGCAATGGTTGAGCCATCAGCGGCTCGCTTAATTTCCATTTTGCCTTCGGGCGTGTCCACAATCTGTGGTTGCCTGCCACCTTGCTGCCCAGCCAATATCATCGCTTTCAGTTCTTTGTTAGCGGCAATACGTTCAGCACGGCCAATTGCAGCATCGGCCAATTGCGCTTTAAGTTGATCCATTCGAGCCTGACGAGCAAGTTCAGATTCTTGCGCTCTAAATGCTCGGTCTTCAGCCCTGTTTGCCTTAGCCTCAGCCAACTGCGGCAACTGCGCCATGCCGCTGAACCCGAACTGTTGCAACATCGGATCACGCGCACCCATAGCCGCAGAGTATGCTGCCGTAGGATCAGCCGCCTGCTCAGGCGCAACCGGCCCCTGCTGATCTGCTGGCAAGGTAATGGCAGGCGTTGGACGCAGCAACTCGGCAACCTTCTGACGCTCGGCCTGCGTCTGAGCCTGACGCCCTTCATACAACGCCTTGGCTTCCTCGTCGGCCTGACGCATTGCTTGCCCGCCCATGTACTGTTGCAAGCCTTTGGCAAGGTACTGTGTAAAGTTTGGCTTTACATAGATGCGCCCGACCATCTGGCCTTGCTCCATCGGCTGCTGGGCTTGCTGCATGAGCTGCTGCGCCATTTGCTGGCGACGCAAGATGGCAAGTTCTTCGGGGTCTTGCTGTTGGATGTAGGGGTTTGCCATGATTAGAACTTAAACACATTGCCAAAGCCACCGGCTCGACCAGATGCGCCAATTGCAGCACCCCCCAAATTCATCAAGCCACCCATAAAACCACCTGATGCCGCTTGTTTTGCGTTGTAGTTGTCCAACGCCGACTGATACTGCTGCTGACCAGCCTGCGAGTAGTTTGCACCCCCAGGCGCTGGGCCAAACTGCGGCGTGGTGACTTGTGAACCACTACGCAGGGCGTTGAGGTTGTTGATGTCGCGGGTGTTGAAGTAGTTTTGCTCTTGCAGACCTTGTTGACGCCGTGCCATAGCTTGTTGGTACGTTTGGCCTTGCTGCTGCATCCCAAGGTTGATGCCTTGGAGCGCGGCCTGCTGGTACAGATCGTTCTCGCGCTGATTCTGGTCGCGCAGGGCGTTGTTGTAGGCTTCTGTGCCACGGGCCAGACCCTGATTGCTCAGTTGCGTCTCAAGCCCGCTGCGCTGTTGTTGCAGCGTTGGTTGAAGGCGATCCAAGATGGCTTGCGTGGCCGTGTTCGTGGCCATGTTGGGATCGTAGGCGCTGCCCATTGCAGACAGGTTTTCGTCGCCAAAACCACGCGCTTGTTGAGCTGCAACGCGAGCCGTAGCCTGATCTTGCAGCTTTGCAAGATTCATGCTTGTTTCGTTTTGCTGATTCAGCAATGCCTGTTGTTCAGGCGAAAGCGTCAGCGTCTGGCCGTACATTGGCTTGCCCGTGCCAGCAATTGGTTTGCCGGTTTTAGGGTTGATCTTGCCGCCGTATTCGCCCATCTGACTGTACGTCAGCGACCCGTAGGGCGTGTATTGATTGACACGCTGGGCTGCGGCAGTCTGTTCTGCCAATGCCGTGTAGTCAGGTGCCTTCGGCGCTTTGCTCTTTTTTCCCATATTTCTCTCCTAAAAAGCGGCAATCGTCTTTGAACATCACATAGACAATCGCGTCGGCTTCTGGAAAGTAATTTCTCAGGATCGCTTCGCGCTGAAAGCCTAGATGCTCGTTGAGCTTCTGGGCCTTCAAGTTGGTAGAGTAAACTATACCACTCAGTCTCTTGACGCCCAACTGTTTGAACGGGTAATCAAAAATTGTCCAGTACCATTTCATCGGTACATAGCCATCCACACGGCTGTGAATCTGGATGTTGGCCTCGTTGTAGTCGTTGTACAGAACGCCCGCGATCAGTTCGCCGTTGCGTTCCCAGCCGATAGTGGCATCGCCAGGCTTGTAGTCGCACCCAGACTTCTCGGCCACCCACGGGCCAACAATGTCAGGGTCAAGCACAAGACTCACAGAATTGCACCCACTTCAAAGACCACATCGGTAGAGACCCAGCGAATGTCAATGCCATTGGCAGCGCATTGAATTTGAGGTGCCCCGTAATAGCCCACGCCAACGGCCCCCTGCCAAGGCTGTAGCACGTTCAACTCGCCGCCCCAGACGCCAGTGTCCCATAAGGCCGAATCCCAAGTACCGTAGGCGGTCGGTGAAAAGCTCAACGATGCCGCAGACAGATCAAGGTTGAAGTCCAGATTGATCGTGCCCAGTACGGCAGGCGTTCCGTTGGTGCGAAAAATTGGGCGCATCATGGTAAAACGTTTGAGCAGGCCGTTTGAGTTGTAACCAGAAAACGCTTGCAGCGCCTTGCCGTTGATGTTTGATCCGTTGTCGGTCAGACCTTCATACGCCAACCCAACAAAACCATTGCCGCCAAAGTACGGGTGATCTAAGAAAAGTTCCCAGCAGTTCGCCTGCCAGCCTGTGAACTGTGACCAGTTTTTTGTGATGGTGTTCATCACATATTGCTGTTGATCTTGCCCCTCAGACACAGGCACGTTTAGGTACAACTGGTTCTCGCGGGCGAGATACATCAGTTGCCAACCGTAGTTGTCGCCATAGGTACTAATGGCCGAGCTGACAGCGTACTGAATTTTCTCGGTCAACGCCACACGGGGATTGACTCGGCTGGACTGCAATGCACCGGCCAAGGGAATCAAACCATCTTGGCTGACGTACAACAAATCGCCCGCCAGTTTGTATAAACAACGCTCGCCAACGGGGTGTCCAAGCTGCCACACGCCCTTGAGCGCAAACGTGCTTGCGCTGCTAGGGTCTGTGCCCTGATAGATGATGATCTCACCCATCGAGGTCACGGCCACATAGTAGTCATCAACGCCATCGCCTGCGTCAAGCGACCATGTGTAATGACACACAATGTAACCGCCCAACTGGGCTACGGCAGACATATCAATCTTGTTTGCTGCACCGCCAATGCTGTCGGTCGGCAAATACCAAACGACAAGCGTTGAGTCTTGAATGAACCACAAGCGGTTCTTGAAGGTGATTGGGTTGTTGAGCGTGGTCGTGGTCACGCCCGTGATGGCAGGCGTGGATGCGCCGTCAATGACAGTCCATGTTGCTCCGTTGTACAGAAGAGGCTTGTCAACCCCATTGGCAACATACATGAAGTTGCCGCCTGCGGTCGTGATGTTGACGTACTGCCAGCGACTGTTAGATTTGCCCGTGACTACCGCTGCGCCAACCGCTGCGTTGGCGGTTGTATCGTAAAACGCCCCGCCTGCGGCTGCAAACAGCTTGTTTGTCGTTGCGCCTGCGTAAACAAACATACTTTCAACCTGGCCGCTAATGCCCGTGGCCCACTCTGTATAGCCCTTGCGCAGCGTGACCTCGGTGGTCAGCGGAAACCAGTTCTGCATGATGACCGCATCGGCTGGCGGCATATCAGCCAGCGAGTCGCGGGCGTTCCAGCCGCCAGTGGGGGCCGTGACCGAGACGGAACGGGATTTGGCGCGAGAGATGAGTGCCATTATTTGGTTCCTAGCGGCTGATTGTTGCGCTCAAGGATGCGAAGTAGGTTTTCATTGCCGGGAAACACGACGTAGTTGCTGGTGCCCGTGCCCGTGCCGCGACTGCCGCCGTCTAGGTAGCGGATGCCGGGGATGCCCAATTCACGCAAGCGATCAGATGCGGCGGTTGCGTTACCGCCTCGATGCGCCTGATATGCCGCATAAATGCCTTTGCCGGTAGGGTCACCGGTTGCAATGTTTGGAAATGATTTTGCGGCTGATTCTCGGATAGCCTCCAAAGCAAGCGCGGTATTTGGGTGCTGCTGACTCAGCGGCTTGTCCCAGTCCAGCATCTTGGCTATGGCTTCGTCGGGGAGGTCGACTTTGTAGAGGGAGCCTTCAGGCATGTTGATTTTTGCGTTTTGCAAAAATTGCAACGCCTCCTGACTGCCTTGGACATCTCCGGGGGTTTTTGCCGCAGCAATCCGCTTTTGCAGTTGAGATAAGAGTTGCCGCTTCGCTTGATTGTCAGATTTGCCACCCTTGACCAAATCAAAATACTTTTGAGCAAATGCGGAGGCATAGCCGGTAGTCCCATGATTGGCCGCAGCATCATACAAACTTTGCTTGTTGCTAGTTGCGTCCCACGTTCCTGTGTTGGGCGTTAATGCATCTTTGTAACTTTGCGCAACCCTTGGGTCTTCAGCTAGATACAACCCATGCCCATACGCCTGCGCTCCCTCGCCCGTGCCGATCTTGCTGCTGTCAAAGGCTTCAAACTTGTGCGGTGAGCCGTGAAACACAATCGCTCCAGCCTGCGGGTTCATGGTTGCTGGTGCAGCCAAGTTCTCACCCGCTTGCAGCAATCCTTTGGCAATCTGTGCTGCTTTGGCAGAGGCAACAATCGGCGCAACGCCGCCAACAGACTCGCCAATCAAGCCGCTTGCGCCTGGGGCTTCAGCCGTCAAGCCATGCTGACGCATCCAATCTGAGCCACCCATTGGCGCATCCCCAACAGGCACGCCCGCTTTGCGTAGTGCCCAAGCAATCGCATCAACAGGGGCAGAGACGTTAGAGGCTGCCGCATTAGATGCGCCCTGAAAGAATGATTTTGCCTCCCGCAACGCCTTTGCCAGTTTGAGATTCTCAGCCATCTCTTATCCCTGCCCGTAAATACTGCCATCTGGGATGTTCTCAAACCCGATCAGCACGCTGCTCATCTTCGGAGCCATGCTCAAGGTCATTGAACCGCCGTCGTTGGCCTTGGCCACGTTGAGCTGCTGGTAGAAGTCGCGGTAGTAGGCCGTGCTGTCGAAGCCCTTGACCTCAAAGAATCTGAGCTTGAGGCCCAAGACCATCAAGCGGTCAGGGAAGATGCAAGTGTCTGTGTCGGCTGTAAACGATGACTGCGGTGTGGTCGGTTGATTGACCCAGCCGTTTGAAACGTACTCATAACCCAGATACTCGTTGGTCGTGATGTTGGGCCAGATTTGGAAGTTGCCGCCAATGAAGCGATACCGCATCCGTGGGCCGGTGCTGATGTAACTAGACTTAAGAAACTCCCATTGCTGGGCTGTCTCTGGCCCCAACATCTCCCACCGCTTTGACTTGTCGTAGTGCGTGCGGTCAATCTGCCGGTCAAAATCAGACGGCAGCGGGTAGATGGTCTGGCCAAAGTTAAGCGTGACGCCCGTACCGCTGGCAGATGCTGCCTGAGTCAGCGTGACTTGAGTGCTGCTGTCAACAGACAGGATGTAGGTGTCCTGATTGATGCCCGTGCCAGACAGCATATAGTAGGCCGACAACCCCGTTGTGCTAGGGATGCCGGTGACTACTGCGCTGTTTTGAGTGACGTTGCCCGTTGTAATCAGATATTGGGTTGTGAACCGATACGCAATGTTCAACGCCTGCCACGGGTACTCTCGCCGCAACTCATTACCAACCGAGTTGATCAAGTACAGCATCTGCGTTACTTGAGTGTCGGTGTTCCCAACAACTTGCGTCGGGATGGTCAGCCCCATCTCGGCGCTGGCCTGCTGGATGAGTTGCAAGAGAGTAGATGACATATCAGCTTTCTGTTACGGCCTCATCGGCCATTTTGGGCGGTCTGCCCCGCCTTGGCGCATCAACCTTGTTCAACAGTTCAGACATCTGCTGCTTGAGCGCCTCAATCTCGGCGTCGCGCTTGCGCAGCTCGTCAGACTGAGCATCCACAATGGCCGAATCCTTGGCTCGGGCCAAGTAGTTGCGGGCACGGTCGCGGAAGGCGTGATTGCCCATCCCAACGATCATGCCAATCTTGGACAGTTGCTCGTCGGATGCGTTGGCGCATTGCTCAACGGTGTAGAAGTGGTAGTGCTTGAGTTCACGCGCCTGTGCTGCGGTGAGCAGCGGCCAATCGCGCAGCA